CTAAACGTTTTTTATACCTACTACCTTACGTTTGGGGCACCCTTGGGACACAACGTCAGAAAAACTGTTATTCAGCATTTCTACCTGGTTGCGGTCCATCTCTCCGATCCACTTCGAGTAAATCTCGTAAACCATCTTTGCATTCTCGTGGCCCATCTGTCCGGCGATGAAAGACGGATTAGCTCCGGCAGTTAAAAGCCAGCATGCGAAAGTGTGGCGCGACTGGTAAGGGCGTCTGCTCCTGATTCCCGCCTTCTTTAATCCAGCCTCCCAACTATACCCCAGAGATTGAGAGCCATAATACTTCGTTTCCCCGCGCCAGTTTTTGGGCGGGATAAACACGAACCGCAGTTTTTGTTGTTCAGTTAACCCATGTTCGCGGTGATGGAAAGTGATTTCGGTTTTGCTTAATGCGCCAGTTAGCTTGAATTGCTCACGTAAAGCGTTCAGCGCAGGCTCAAGCAGGGTTACCGTTCTGATCCCGGCTTCTGTTTTGGGTGGCACAAACAGGCCCTCATTTGTCTGATTACGCCTGACGTGAAGCTCACCCTTATCAAGATCTACATCCTCCCAGGCTAAAGCTGTTAACTCGCCATGCCGAAGACCCGTAAAGATAGCTGTAGTCCAGAGCAAGGCATACCGAGGAGATAGCGCTTTTATAAATCCCTCGTACTCGCTCTGAAGAAGCGGATCCGGGTCTCTCCTGGAGCGTTTAAGCATCTTTATACCTTCGTGCGGGGTATGGTCAATAAAGCCGCTCAGATTCGCCAGCTTGAGCAAAGCAGTCAGGTTGTTCATCAGGCCGTTGACCGTGGATACAGCGCGACCTTTTCTTTTAAGCCAGGGCGCGTGATCGCTAAAGGTGTTACCAGTTAATAGCGCGTTCCTGTAATTCAACAGGTCGGTATGCTGAATATCCGCAATATGCGTATTACTTCCAACAATAGCGCAAAGTGTTGCTATACGTGATTCTGCGCCTCTGTATGACGCAGCTGAGACCTCAAGCTTTTTGGCATTAAGATAAACTTTGCACAATTCGCCGAAGGTTTTAATTTTTTGTGTTGTGGTGAATTTTTTAAGCGCCTTTGATTCAGGAAAGTGCTCTGCATAGTCAAATTTACCTTGCTGAATCTCACTCATAATTAAAGTACGGAGATTGCCAGCTTTTTTTATATTGCTATTTGATACAGTCCAGCCCCGCAAAACTTCGCGGCAACGTATGCCGCGATATAGAAAGCTAATTCTTATTCCTTTCCCATGCAGCTCTACGCCAGCAGGCATATTCATTATGTTTCCCCGACAAGCCTATTGATCCTGGTGTAGTTGTAGAGAAGCGTTACCCTTCCTTCTGAAGCTTTTGGATCTGGTGGGTGCTTCTTATAATGAATACCCTCGATCCATCTCCCCTCCCGGTAAGATTTAATTTGCCGGGGAGTCATATACATCTTCGCTACAATTCCCTTTTCCATCACCCATTCATCTTCTTGAGTAATATCGGCCATAAATAACCTCATGGCCGGGAAACTATAATCAGTTCCCCGGTTTAATGTTGATTATTGGAAATCAGTTCAGTTGTGTTTTTGTGTAATTCAGTCGTTCCATGCTTCCAGTTCGTTTTCGATCTCCTCGTCGATTTCGTCGTTGGTAGCTTCTTCGTCCAGGTAGTCACGCGCCTCTTTCAGATACTGTTCATGGCGCTCACGATACCAGGCTGAAAATTCTGGTGACCAGCCGTTCAGCTCACCGTCATAGTCAACCTTAGCGTTACGTTCAGCCATTTTCTCGACAATGCTGTAAGCGGTGGTAAGCGCCGCTTCGCGGATATATCCATGTAGGTCGCTCTTGCGCCAGAACGGATTAACCTTAGAATCGCAGATAGGTTTAAATTCCACTTCCCAGCGTCTGATGCAGCGTGCGTTTAGAGATTTGCTCATCGACAAGCCTCCGCGCGAAGCGCGCTGTATGCGCGCAGTACGTGAGGTGTTTTCCCGGAGATAACCGTTTTTAAAATAAAGAATCCACTGTGCTTAGAACGAACGGAAGGAGCTAGGAATAAAGCAGTATCAACGGCGCGATTGTGTAGCCGGAATTCGAATACCGTACTTGTGACAATCGCGGTTGCTATTACACCTTTATCAATAAATTCTATTTTCATATTTGTTATTTCCTTTTGCAGGATTGCTAACTGAAACTGATTTTATTTATTCCAGAACGAAGGCCGTAATTGGGCTGTTGCTGGTCTGGCTGGTAATGAGTTTCGGAATGATGACTTTGCAGCTGTGAGAGTTTCTTTCTTCTTTTGCTTTTCATTGCACACAGGGCAGTAATAGGCTTGCTTACGGTATGCACCCTTTCCGATGGGGCGATACTGTAACTCTTCGCGTGCAAAGGAGCCGCCGCAGCTGTAGCAGTGGAGTGTTTCGGTTTCCATATTTATTCCTGTATTAAGGTGTGTGGATACCTGCCATTTAAGGCATTAATTCCTTTTTTGGATAATTAAAATGAAACTTCGGTATTTACTTTATATTGCCCTGTAAGCAAGTCAGCATCGACGGAAATTAAATCTCCGTACAGATCATAATTTAAAACAACATCACGAAATTGAAGCCCTGAAAGAGCATCCGTACGGCCGCAAAACATATGGTATTCTTCGTGCTTTGCTGCTTCATGAATATCCTTCAATGACGCCATGGCCTGAGCCCACATTTCGCCATCGCTATTAAAAAAAGCAATTGCAAGCTTGCCTTGTGCTGCCTTAACCGCAGGATTGTGTTTTGGTAAACTAGCCATTAAATAACCCCGTAACATGCAGAATTTTTATAATGGTCGCTGACCAGGCAACAAGGCAGATAGCCAGAACAATTACCAGTGAACGAATGCCATTTCTGCTCATACTCCACCCCAGAACTGAACGCTTACCGATGCGACCACAGCCAAAAACGGAACAACCTTCAACCAGAACCGGCGCCATGCTGGCTTGTCTTCGTCTCGAATCATCTCCTTTCCCTCATGCGTGTTGAGTACCTAACAGGCCTTGCAATGCAGTGCCGGGTGCCTCCCGATGATACCAGCCAGTTAACAACTGGTACCGACAGCTTCTTTTCCACCCCACTCTTTTCAGAAACGAGTGTTACCGCTTAACTGTGCCGCGTGCGCATAGCCGCATTCACTGCATTGCAAAGCCTGTTGATTTTTAGCCTTCAGGCGGCCAACCGAACGTTTTTTTCTTGCCAGTCACTGTGCAGTGATTGGTTTGGATGGGATAAACTTAGAATAACTTAAGTTTTCAATCAAGATTTATTTTGTAGAAAAACTTAAATTTGAGGGTGTGAGAAAGTAACCCATTGATTAAAATGGATTACTTAAAATTTGGAATGAGGTTACTTTTTCGAGGCGCGCTTTCTGACTTTTAGTAATTCTTCGAATCGTTGGTTGTTCATCTCTACGCGTGCTCGCAACTCATTGAGAAATCCTTCTCGATCAGAATCAGGAAGGGCATCAAAAAGCCCGAGCAGTTCTTGCTGTTCCTCCGATAACTCTTTTTCCTGGTGCGGAATAGGCTCACCTGGAATCTGGTCATCATCACCATAAAGTAACCACGTTGGATTGCATTGCAGACCACTGCTCAAAGCAAACAGCCTCTTACCAGCTGGCTGGGTTTCATCCCTTTCCCACTGGGAGATTGTGACGTGCGAAACCTTGACCAGCTTAGCAAGAGCGGACTGAGAGAGTTTTAACTGTTTTCGCCTTTCAAGAAGGCGCGAGCCAAAGGTTTTATTTTCCATCATTAGAGAATTCTAAATTTTCTTGACTTAAGTTTCTCTACGATCAAATATCCTTAGGAAAACCTAAGGAGATGAGCCTGTGTTTAAACAAGATGCAATCAATTACTTCGGCAGCAAGTCGAAATTAGCCAAAGCTGCGGGCGTAGCCCCCGCGTCAGTTTCCGTTTGGGGTGAACTCGTTCCTGAAAAAAATGCGATGAGACTGCAACTAGCTTCTGAGGGAGTCCTGCAATACGACCCTGAAGTTTACGATCAACATGCTAAAGCAAAACGTTCTGGTGAGGTGAATCATGAAAATCAGGCATGAACGCATTCGCGAGGCCATGAATGCCTGGGCGCTTTATCCTGGTGGCCGTAAAACGCCTGTATCGGCTATTGTCGACGCGTATTTCTCCATGGGCATGACTAAGCCAGAGTTGTATGACGAAAGCCACCCTGACGCACTGAGCCGCAATATCCAGAAGATTTACCGCTGGGTTGAAAGTGATTCACCTGCATCAATCGAAAAAATCGCGCAGCTTCTCCCGGCAATTGAACGGGCTATGCCGCCGTTACTGCTGGCGCGGGTGCGTAGTTATTACTCCGCAACTTTCCGGGAACTGCTTCACCGCAAACAGCGTGTCGACGACGAAATGGAAGCGCTGTTCGGCGCAATGATTGCTATCTCTGACCGGATTGCTGATGGCGGCCCCTCCGGTAACACGCTGATTCACTAAGCGAGGTTCAACCATGCGTAACCAGTCTGCTGCTGAATTGATTGCTCGCCTGAAACGAGCGTATCCGGCGTATGAGCCGTCTGAAGGAGATTGTGCAGGCACTGGCATTCCTAAGGCCGGTTCTCGCTTCCAGCACAGACACAAAGGCCACATGGTGACGGTACTCACAGCGACAGAGAAAGATGTTTCCTACAGCAAAGCCTGCGGGGCTGTTGGCTGGGTGGGGTTGAGAGAGTTTTTACGGCTACACAATGAGGTTTCGGAATGAACAATCAGGTGTTTGAAATTGTTCAGGCCATGTCGGGGCAGGGGAACTGCATAACGATCCCCGGACCGTATCTGGATTTCTTTGCAGGAGACAGGCAACAGTATTTGCTGGCGGCCATTCTCAATCAGCTGGTGTTCTGGTCTGGCAAGTCGAGTCTGGAAAATGGCTGGTTTTACAAAGAGCACGCAGCGCTTGCCAAAGAGATTCGCGCCAAAGATGGCGACGTGGTCAGAAAAGCAATGTTCAAGATTACAGAGCAGTACCTGGCGGGGGTTATTGAGGAAGAGTTACGGCAGGTAAGCGGCACTCCGAAGAAGCATTATCGGGTCGATCAGGAGGCGCTAATCGCCAAAATATTCCCGCAAGGGGGAAATTCAAATAACCCATTGAAAAATATGGATACGGCCCAAGAGCCGAATGGAAACGGCTTAAGAGCCGAATCGAAGCAAGTGATTGAAAGTGATGGAAACGGCTCTCAAGCCGAATGCATTCGTCCCAAGAGCCGAATGGAAACGGCCCAAGAGCCGAATCCTGGAAACGGCTCTCAAGCCGAATCCTATCTCTATACAGATCTTAAAAACAGATCACTACATACAGATCATAAAAACCACGCGGGAGAGATTCTTCCTGTGGATAACTTTGCAGAGTCAGGACGTGAACCGGTCATCCCGGAAGCAAACATTCCTGACGCTACCGAAGACAGTAACCTGGCTACCGATAACGACTTCGATCTCGCGATGTGGTTCTGGTCGACCATCATCGAGATGTACGAACGCGCCGCAGAATTTGACGGCTGCCTGGCAAAGCCGAAGGAACCAAATTTTGTTCGCTGGGCACAGGCAGTTCGTCAACTGCGCCAGGAGCACGGCTGCAGCCACGACCAAATCCGCACCATGATTGAGCGTATTCAGCGCGACCAGTGGTGGTGCGGAAAGGTTCAGGACATGCCGACGCTACATCGTAAATGGCCTGAGTTGGTGCTGAAGTTGTGCCCGGTAAATCTCGCAACCGGCGGAAACCTCGGATTTAGCGGCAAAGTTCAGGCAGATATTCCGAAGGGTTTCAGGGGCTAAGGAGTTTTTTTAATGAAAACAACCAAATCCAAGAAAACACAATACAGCGGTGAAATCACGATGATCGAATTTATCAAGGCCAATCCTGATTTGACCACTAGGGAAATCGCCGCTGCGCTGGGGCGCGGTATGTCCTCGGTGAATGGTCAGCTTCGCCAGTTGCATGGAGCAGGCAAGGTTACCCAGAACGGCCTACGCAACGGCGCAGCCTTGTGGCGCTTTAATGACATGCCGTTTGGCTGCGCGAACCGTATCCGCATGATGTTTGAAAACCTACTGAAGGAATATCGCGGGGTCGCTCAATGAAATTACAAAAATGCCCGGATTGCGGCGCCGTTCCAGAATTTCACTGGAAAGATTATACGTTTGGCTCTTGCTCTGGCGCCCTGAAATGCCCGTATGACCATTACCGGGTCCAGCACAGTTACTGGGCTGGTGGAAAGAACAAAGCCAGACATGCTCTGGAACAAAAATGGGCGGAAGCGGTGAATAAAAAAGAGGTTAAAAATGGCTAATTCATTCAGACAAATGCGAGACGGCGACGTCATCAAACGCACCGATAGTGGCATGTTCATCAGGATTGATGAACTGCATGTCAAACCGAATTTCAATCGCCGCGAGGACGACGAGCGTACCCGCCAGGCTGATGACGAATTATTTAATTACCTGATGAATGGTGGCACCGTTCCGCCGCTGGAAGTCGTTGTTCGTGATGAGGGTGGTGTCTGGATTGTAGAGGGGCATCGTCGCCACCGCGCATATCTACGCTGCCGTGAGGCAGGAAAGCCAGTTGAGCGCATCCAGATTATTTCCTTCACCGGCAATGATGTTGAGCGCATCGCTCGCATCATGACAAGCAACAACCAGTTGCCTCTGACCGCGGTTGAACAGGCCGCTGTAGTGAAAGACCTGGCCGCATTCAACCTGACAACAGCGGAAATCGCAAAGCTGGTGCACAAGTCGATCCCGACGGTTGAGAAGCTGCTGACGCTCAGTACGGCAGATCACGCGATTCAGAAGAGCGTGAAATCTGGTGAGGTATCGGCATCCGTAGCGGTAGACCGAATCAAAGAGCACGGTGAAAAAGCTGGCGAAGTGCTGGAGCAGGATAAAGCCAAGGCCGCTGCTGCTGGTGTAAAAAAGGTCACTAAATCGTTTGTGTCGCCGGAAATCAGCGTGAAGAAAGCCCGCCGCGCGGTGGAACTGCTGGCGCTGGCACAAATCAGTGACGAGGGTGTTATCTCTCTGGATGGCCTGGCACTGGCTGAAATGCTGGAAATTATCGACGAACAGAAAAAAATCGCTGCGGATCGCAGCAAGGCGGCGGCATGAACATCTCAACAGTAAACGAGCTCATTCATTCGCTGGAGAGTGCGGGCGAGCTGTCGATCAAAGAGACAAAGGTTATGGCGCTGGCGAAAGCTTACCAGCAGCTGGCTGCGGAGAATGTGGCGCTGAAAAATCCAGATAACTGGCTATCACAGAGTGATTACGGCTATGAGGCGTCAGAAGTGGCTGCGGGTTACGGTGCATCTGAGGATGAAGTGCTGCGTGCCGGAATGATCGCGATTATTAATCGAATCGCAACCCCCGCCACCGATCGCATCGTAGCCGAAGCCGAGGCGCGCGGGGTAGAGAAGTTCGCGGCAGAGCAGCGAGGCGTAGCGGAGCGTTTGAAAAAACGCGGCGGTGATGTGGTGATGAGCAGTATTAAATTCTGTTTAGAAAGTGCAGAAGAGGCTGAAGTTTTCGCCCAGCAGCTGCGCGAGGGGGCCAAATGAGCAAAATTCAAAAACCTACCGTCCCTGATTGGATGCAGCCAACGGCTCCGCTCACTGATGCGCAGCGCGAGGAGCTACGGCAAGCCATCCGTGCGTATATCCGTCGCCGGAAAGACGAGGAGCATGCAGCATGACTGATATCACCGAACTGGCGCAGAGCCTGAAGCGTCGAGCAGCATCAGCAAATGAGTTTGGCGAAAGCCTGTACGTAAAAGCCGATAATGTTCTCGCTGTGGTAGAGGCGCTGGAGCTTAAGGAAGAGCAGCGAGCAAACTGGTTCCACATGGCGCAGAAGTTGGGGAATAACTTGGATGCGGCTGAAAAGCGCATCGCTGAGCTGGAGCGCGAACCGGCAGCACGCATGGTCGTAACCCCTACTATCTGGAAGCATTATACTGCCGCCCAAACTGCGATTATTTACGAGAAAGCCATGACAGATGCAGGCATTAAGTGGAGAAGTATTGATGAACGCTTAACGCATGAAGAGTTAGAATCACTATACTTGGCGATGAAATCACACTTCGAGGTTATGGCTGAATCCGCTTCAGAGGCTGAGGTTATTGAATGCAGCCAGATAGTAAGAGCATTGTGTGAGTTACAGGAACGCCGCACCGCAATGCTCGCAGTCGCTCCACAGGAGGTGAAATGATGGACTCTTTACTGGAAGACACCTGCAAGCGTGTCATTGAGCTGGAAGGTCTGCTGCTGGTGGTCGTTGTATAAACCCGCTGTTGCGGTTTTTTTCTTTCTGTTAGCACGCTTCGGCAACTTTGTGCCGCCACCGTTCGTTGAGGTACTGGTGATGGGCAATTTTCCTGAGTTATGTCAGAAAAGGGACGCAGCCGCATGATGTATTAAAAAGCTGAGATTGCAACTGTATCTGAAATTGTTGAATTAAATTCATGTGGTGCGCTTATTAATATGTGCTTTAGTTTAAATGATTTGGAAACTTCTCAATTTGAAAATAGTTGAATCTTTACTCCATTAAAGCTGCTATTGTCTCCTGTAAAATGGAACCATCAAGTACCGGAGCCTTCTGTTACTTGATTTTTAAGTCTTTTACTTAGGGATGACTGAGGATTTATCATGGCAAATGATTCACGAGGAAATGAGGTGGTTTTCAACCGCGCATATCTAAACTTGTGCTCTAAGAATAAGAATTTAAGTACATTGGTTATAGCCAGAGAGTTTAAGGATGATAATATTGTTGGATGTTTTTCTTTTGGCCTTAAAAAACTAATCGATATTGAGTCAAAGTGTTTGTTTTTGCGCTATAAGTACCCATGGCCAGATTTTGAAATTGAACTGGTTAAAAATAAAGGCGGTGATTACGAGTTCATGCTTTTTCATAATGATTTTCTTAAAGGTAGTGAGGTTTAAGTTAGTTATAACGATTTTTTTAATCAAATCGGATTTAATTTAATTGTTTATGTTAGACATTTTTTACCTTGAGCTTGTCTAAGGATAACATTCGAAGAGTGTCGCACGCTTGCCCGACTACTTTAATCGAACAGTTTTGATGTCACTGCTCGATTAAATTTGGCCATTACGTAATCATATAAGGTCTCGTCAATATGACTTGTTTTACCACTCATGAGTTGGGCGATTTTTGTTTACTGTGACCTAAGACTCTGTCTCTCTTTAGAGAACATGACTAAAAAACCCCATAGATTCAACCCGCTACGGTGGGTTTTGTTTTCCCATGACTGATAAAAATTAACGTTTTGTGCTCTTAAGATATTGCTCATTCAGTAAGTTAGGTGTACTGTGTATTTATACAGTTCTTAGGTGGGTGATACTATGAGAATCGAAGTAACCATCGACAAGACTAAAAACTGCCAGAAGGGGCCATTCCCGCCCTTGAAGTTGAATTGCTGCGCCGTCTTCATCAAAACTATGAAGGCTGCAAACTAAATATAAGACGCTCAAGCACTGACGGGCTGACCGTTCTGGGCGGCGTTGATGGCGATAAAAAGCGCATAGAGCAAATCCTGCAGGAAACGTGGGAAAGTGCCGATGACTGGTTTTATTGAGCTGTAAGAGAGTGGCAGTTATGCCGCCATTGTTAACTTTATACGCCATCTTAGCGCGGTTATTTTTTAGCGTATTAACTCGTTGGCCGTGTTCGTTGCTGGTGGAGTGTTTCCAATGAGGTATTTATGGAAATACCGGATGATTTATTTCCAGGATTCAAAGAGCATACCGGGCCTGTCCTTGTTTATGTGAAAAATGGGGTTGTGGAGAGGGGCTTCCCGCTGCGCAAAGATGAGTTTGTCACCTCGCTAAAATCCCTTGATGAGGCCCGTAAAAAAGCCGGTCTTCCCCCTGTAAGTCAGGACTAAAATTAGCTATATTAATTACGGGTCTGAACAACCCTTCTTGCCAGTCGCTGTGCCACGGAGAAAAACCGATGGCGCAGAAGAACCACTCTCAAAAGCTGTACCTCCTGACACCGGCTATCACCTATGCTGGTGTTTCCGTTTGTCTTTCGCACCCTGGCGGTGCGATATGAGAGACCCTCGTCGCAGATGCAGAGCACCCGGCTGCGGTGCCTGGTTTAACCTTATCTATTCTAATGTTTACTGGTGCTGCGAAGAGCATAAGAGCCAGTACCTTGCGCATCAGCGCGAGAAACAAAAGGTTAAGGCACAAAACAGGTTAAAAAATAAACCCGTTCACCATATCCGCCCTCAACCAACGACGGCTGAAAAACCTCTCAGCCACTGGCTGGAAGTCACCGAGCGCGTGGTTAATACCCTTTGCCGTGAAATGGCCCTTGCTAATGGGGAGGGGTGCATTTCCTGCGGAACCCACCAAGCCAAAGTATGGCATGCCGGCCACTACAGAACCGTTGCTAAAGCCTCCCACCTGCGGTTTACCCGCATCAATATCAACCTGCAGTGTGATGACTGCAACGTCGGCAAGTCCGGGAATATCAAAGCCTACCGGGTCGGGCTGGTGGAAAAAATCGGTGAAGCCGCAGTTCAGGGGCTTGATAACGACAACCGGATTCACCGCTGGACCATCGAAGAGCTGGAAACCATCCGCCTGCAGGCTTACGCCGACTTACGCGCACTGAAAAAAGCGCTGGAGGTCGCATGACTAATCCTTACTGCGAATCTCTCACAGCCCTACGCAACGCACCATCCCATTACTTAAAAGAGGTTGGCGACCAGTGGCGAACGCCGGATCCGCTTTTCTGGGGTATCAACGCGATGTTCGGCCCGTTGATGCTGGACCTGTTCGCTGATGACAGCAATGCAAAATGTCCTGTCTGGTACACCGCAGAAGATAACGCGCTGACACAGGACTGGTCGGAAATGCTTTCCTCAATCGGTGGTGTTGCATTTGGCAATCCCCCTTACAGCCGTTCTCAATACCACGAAAAGCAAGCTATCACCGGCATGACTCACATCATGAACTACGCAGCATCGCAACGAGAAAAGGGCGGGCGCTATGTTTTCCTGGTGAAATCCGCAACGAGCGAAACCTGGTGGCCAGAAGATGCGGATCATGTCTGCTTTATCCGTGGGCGAATTGGTTTCGATCTGCCCGTCTGGTTTAAACCCGCCAACGACAAACAAAGGCCGACCAGCGCGTTTTTTGCTGGTGCCATAGCTGTATTTGATAAGACTTGGCGAGGCGAAAAATTCAGCTACATCAACCGCACCGAACTGGAAGCTAAAGGCCAGGCATTTATGGCGCTAGCGCAATTTGCTATTGGCAAATGTCCAGGGCAAGCAATGGCGCAACCAGCGAAAGCTGAGCAACCGACCGCATCTACTGAACTACCAGAGACGGAATCAAGTATCTGGCCACTGGAGGTAGAGCTGATATTTCGACATGTTGAAGGTGCTGAGGATCTGGAGTTCTTCCAGCAGAACAAGCTGAAGGCCCACATTAACCAGCTGTGTCTGGAGCGTATGCAAACAAGCGAAATTATCGCTGTTGCTGGTGGATTAGTGGAAAGCATGCAGGGGGTTAGTCATGCGTGAATTAATTGTTGATAATTTTGCTGGCGGCGGTGGCGCATCGACTGGTATTGAACTGGCAATAGGGCGCAGTGTTGATATCGCTATTAACCACGATGAAAACGCCGTTGCCATGCATCGCACTAACCATCCCGACACGCTTCACTATTGCGAAAGTGTGTTTGATGTATCCCCATTAGCCGCTACCAGTAGCAAGCCTGTCGGCCTGGCATGGTTCTCGCCTGACTGTCGTCACTTTTCTAAAGCGAAAGGTGCTAAACCAGTAGAGAAAGCTATTCGAGGGCTGGCATGGATCGTCATTCGTTGGGCGCTGGATGTTGGCCCGCGAGTCATGATGCTGGAAAACGTCGAAGAGTTTAAAACGTGGGGTCCGTTACTCGCGGCAGAAATGCGACCGGATCCGGCACGCATCGGTGAAACTTTCAATGCATTTGTCGGGATGCTTACCACCGGTATTTCAGCAGATCATCCTGCACTGGTGGAGTGTTGCGAGTTTCTGGAGTTTTCACCGGATAGCGAGCAGGCCAAGTGCTTAATTGCCGGGCTGGGTTATGTCGTCGATTTTCGCGAGCTGCGCGCCTGCGATTATGGCGCGCCGACCATCCGTAAGCGGTTCTTCATGGTGATGCGCCGGGACGGGAAACCGATAGTCTGGCCGGAAGCCACGCACGGGGATCCGAAGTCTGCCGCCGTGCTGGCGGGCCAGCTTGAGCCGTGGCGTACAGCTGCGGAATGCATAGACTGGTCAATCCCCGCGCCGAGCATCTTCGGTCGCAAAAAGTCACTGGCAGAGAATACGCTAAAACGGATTGCCCGCGGCATTCAGCGCTTTGTTATCGAAAGTGCTTCGCCATTCATTGTGAAGTGCAATCACACAACGACACGTGGCAAATACGACTGTTTCCGGGGACAGGCGCTGGACGATCCGCTACAGACGATTACGAAAACCCACGGCTACGCAATTGCGGTACCTCATCTGACAAAATTCCGAACCGGAGCTACCGGGCAGGAAGTCACCGATCCGTTGCCGACGGTGACGGCCGGTACCGCAAAACGCCCGGGCGGGAATGGTCACGCTCTGGGTATTGTTGAAGCAGAGCTGGCGCCGTTCCTGGCTGGCAATGGCGGCAGCGAGTACCAGGCTAAACCACGCCCGCTCGATAAACCCGCTCACACCATCCTGAAAGAATCGCGCGCCTGTGTCGTCGCTCCGGTTATCGCCCGGCAGTTCGGCGCCAGCATCGGACACCGGGCGGATGAGCCCAGCGCAACAATCACAGCTGGTGGCGGCGGTAAATCGCAACTGGTGACGCCTACTCTGATCCAGATGGGCTACGGCGAACGCCCAGGGCAGGAGCCGCGCGTATTAAACCTGAATAACCCACTGGGAACTGTAACCGCCGGCGGAAACAAATTCGCAACGGTGAGCGCATTTCTGGCAAAACACTACGGAGGGAATTATCAGGGCGCCGGCGTGGGGCTGGATGAGCCAGCGCATTCAGTAACGACTGTCGATCACCATGCATTAGTCGCTTCTCATCTGGTTAAGCTGCGCGGAACCTGCCGCGACGGACAACGGACTGATGTGCCGATGCCGACTATCACCGCTGGCGGCCAGCACGTCGGGGAAGTTGAGACCACTCTCGCTGTTGATCATTACGACGAGCAGCGCGCGCAACAGGTGTTAGCGTTCCTGAAAGAGTATTGCGGAGCCGATAGCACTGGACTGGTGGAAATCGGCGGGGTGACTTACCGCATCGTTGATATCGGCATGCGCATGCTGCAGCCGCACGAGCTCTACCTGGCACAGGGCTTTCCGGAGTGGTACATCATTGACCAGGATTACCGCGGCGTGAAATACGCCAAAGACAAACAAGTCGCTAGGTGCGGCAACGCCGTCCCACCGCCGTTTGCAGAAGCGCTTGTGCGGGCAAATCTTCCTGAAATGTGTATTTACGGTCAGCGGGAGGTGGCATGAATCAGCTCTTAGTTGAACGCATCCGCTACCGCTGGAAAAAGCTTCGCCTTTGCCGTCATCGCGGCACTGTATTAGTTGACTACCGCATCCTCAAAAACTTTATACGCACCTGTCAGATCCGGGGAGAGACAGTATGACTCCAATGCAACGCCGTAGACATAATAAGGCCCTTAATGAGGTTGCCCTGGCTACGCATAAGCGCTATCTGGGGCGAGCAAAACTCTTGACCGGCATCCAGTCAGGCTGGATTAAATCATTGCTTACCGTATGGGGCGATACCATGCGCGGTGAAGCCGCGCCACGATTGCCAAGAAGCCATGAATGCTGGCGAGTTGTTAGAGGAGATCGCTGGTCTGATAAATCTCTTGAGCGCTTTACTGCGGCAATTAAGCAGGCGAGGGAGGAGGGTTATCGCGGTCAGCATGCGTTAAATAGAGCACACGCAATTTTATGGCCGAAACCCACTACCAGCATAATAGATACCGCTATAAGAGATGATGATGCGGATTTCGTTGAGGAATGTGTGTTAAAGGCATTCGACACAACGGATCCGGTTTATATCGTAGGGGTGAGCTTTTACACCACTCGTAAAAAAGTCGCGGATATTGCCCGCGAGCTGGAACGAGCAGCTCCATGGCTTACGTTCAAGATGGCAAAGGATCGGGTTAACTGGTGCTTACAGGTATTTCAGGCGAAAACTTTCCTGTCTGCAAGGCAAAGCCTGAAAGCTGAATCTGAATAAGTTTTTAGCAATTAGTGCTTATTTTGTTATTGGTAGTTGATTTCAGGTCTAAAAATTAGATAATACGTTCATGCTTGGCAGAGCTGCGCCACTCGGCAGCGACAAAAAGCGACAATTTGAATATAACGAAAACCCCGCAGTGCGGGGTTTTTGCTTTCCGGCGATACGACAGGGGTATTCGCGAGATGCATTGCATCAGTACCCCTGTCACATCGTCGTAGAGCATTGAAACGAGTTTCATCAGATGTTAAATTTTTGGTGTGGTGAATCCCCCTATGCGGAGGGGCATTGCCAGTCTGATATGTTTTTTTGCGCATTGCGAGTCGTCTGTGGACTGGCGGCGACTTACCGGGAGGCACCCGGCACCACACCTAATAAAAAATGATGATAGCTGTAAGGCCCACTTCGGTGGGCTTTTTCTTTGGGCAAAAAAAAGCCCGCATGGTTTCATGCAGGCAAGGCAGTTACATTTAGATTTTGTCCCGGTATATGTTTTTTTGTCCGGAAGTCGAAAGATACTGTCTCGAATACATTTTGTAAATAACGGATTCAAACCACAAGGCCATGCATTTGCATGGCTTTTTTATTTGTGCCACCAGAGCATCATTCACTCTGTGCTTTGTCGTTAATCCATCTGGCGGCCATCCTAAAGGACTATCTGCTGAGTTCTTTTTTCAGAGGTTGCATTTTCTTCAGTACCTCATCTGAATTAGTGACTGAGAAACCCGTCGGGAAAAATAGCATTCCATCGGATGGATGTTCATCGTGCCAGTGCTTCGTGGTGGCCATCGTATGAGCGTCGAGATAACTGGTGTAAGCATCAAGGAGAGAGTTTTTCCTGCGCCTCGGGGCGTAAGGTAGCAACTGGTTGAAATCAGCATCGCTGATAAGCCTGAATGGATAAGAGCCTCCTTCAATAGCCTCAATTTCGCTTAGCAACTTTCCCCGCAGTGGTGCGGAATGCTTCCTGAACTCTGCCTTACGTGACGAATGGTTACTGATTAGTGACGGAATAAAGAGCCCTAGCAGTGTCAGTATCACTCCGATTACTGAAATAATTTCCATGAGATTTCCCTATGCCTGATTTTATTTATTCAGTATTACCCTTGGTGGGATTCGGTTTTTCTTGTTTTGGTCTTGGATACATCCTTGGCTTCGTACGCGGACGAGACTGAACAAGAAGAATAAATCCGTCTGAGAGGGTGGTGAATCCTGATATTTTTACAGTGATTTTTGGTGGCTGTCACCTGGCGGCCATCCTATTTTCCCCTCGTTCTGAGAGGATCCACAGCAATAGAGGGGGCTAAATGTCCGATCCTGTCTCTGGTACTTCAGTTGCGGCCGGCGGCCTGATGGGGGCTAGCATGTTCGGTCTGGCTACCGGAATAGATTACGGCGTGGTATTTGGTGCGTTCGCCGGGGCGGTTTTTTACGTGGCCACGGCAGCTAACATATCGCGCGGTAAGCTGGTGGCATACTTTATGACGTCATTCATTGTTGGTGTTCTGGGCGCCGGTCTGGTGGGTTCCAAGCTTTCAAGCTGGACTGGCTACAGCGACCGTCCGCTTGATGCGTTGGGAGCCGTATTAATATCAGCGCTTATCATCAAAGTTCTGACGTTTCTCAACAGCCAGGATCTAAATAGCTTGTTCAATATGCTGACCCGGTTCCGGGGAGGAGGTTCAAGTGGTAAATGATCCTTCAGCGCTGGCTAATGCAGTCATTTGCGCCGTCATTGTGCTGGCATTGATGTTCTACCAACGAGGTAGTGCGAGACACCGTCCGGGCATATCCGTTCTGGCTTATCTCATGGTGCTGGTTTATGCCAGTATCCCTTTCCGTTTCCTGTTTGGCCTGTACGAGTCATCCCACTGGCTGGTGGTGCTGGCTAACATTCTTATCTGCGGCGCGGTTCTCTGGTTCAGGGGGAATGTGGCGCGACTGGTTGATGCACTGAGGCACTGATGAACCAATCACAATTTCAAAGGGCGGCTGGTATTAGCGCCGGGTTAGCTGCGCGCTGGTTTCCGCACATTGATACTGCAATGAACGAATTCAGCATTACTAGTCCACTCGATCGAGCGATGTTCATAGCGCAGTGTGGACACGAAAGCACATCATTTACCCAGATGGTCGAAAGTTTTAACTATAGCGTTGCCGGCCTGGCTGGTTTTGTGAAGGCAAAGCGCATCACGCAGGACCAGGCGAACACCCTGGGGCGTAAAACTTACGAAAAGGTTTTACCGCTCGAACGTCAACGAGCGATCGCTAATCTCGTCTACAACAATCGTTTTGGCAATAAGGCTGCGGGCGATGGCTGGAAATACCGAGGGCGTGGAATTATCGGGATCACCTTCCTCGAAAATTATATGAAGTGCGGTAATGCACTGAAACTGGATTTAGTCAGCAACCCTGAGTTGTTGGAGAAAGATATTAATGCGGCCCGCAGCGCAGCCTGGTTTTACACCTCAAACGGATGTTTGAAATACCACGGAGATTTAGTGCGCGTGACCCAGATTATCAACGGAGGGCAGAACGGCATTGATGACCGACGCGCCCGCTTCCTGAAAGCTAAATCTGTTCTGGTATGAGGTCCTCATGGGCATTGAAATGATTATTGGTCTGGCAACTGCGTTGCTGGCCATTGTCGCTGGCGCATTTGGGTTAGGCCATGCGCGTGGGACCAACAAGGCAGAAGCCAAAGCCGATCAGCAGCGAGCCGAAGAGAACGCCGCCGCCACCGTCGCCGCGGCAGAACGTAAGGCAGATGTTATTCAAGAGGCCAGCAATGTACAGCAAACTGTTAGCCATATGCCTGATGACGATGTTGATCGGGAGCTGCGCGAAAACTTTACCCGCCCCGGTGGTGGTTGATACCGCCTGCAACTGGGTGCGGATTATCTACCTGACTGACCACGATATTGACGTGCTAGATAAGCAGACCAAGCGCGACATTCTGGCGCACAACAAATCAGTGCAGGCTAACTGCCCGCAACCAACCGGCAGGGTTACGCGATGACCAAGGCAAAGAATATTGAATTTCGACTAAGCAAACTTGAGAAAGGGCCAGACAAGAACGTTCTGGCCATCATGGAGATAAGGGCGAGAGCTATTGCAGGTAGCTTGCTGAAGCAGATTCCCTGCCAGGCGTTGAAAGATCGATAATGTCATTGAAGATTGCCTTGTAGGCTTTATTTAACTTCTCAACTGTTTTCGGGGTGATATCACTCGTAGGCGGCGCGTCGATACCATCCATTAATTCTATTTCAGCAAATTTTCTCAAAACCTGAAGGGCATTTTCTTTTTGTTCTTCGGGCATCGTTTGCACGATAAAAGCAACAACGTTTCTCAGCGCCAGGATTTGAGCGTGAGTTACGTAGTAATGATCGATCATATTTTCTACCTGTTCTGTTGAGTTCGACGATTTAACAGTATAGAGGAGAAATGTTGTCCGCCACCCTGTAGCAGCCTTTAATCGTGATGCCTCGCAATAGCGGGTAAATTTCCATATCCAACCAAAAGAGAAAAACCAATGAGTGAAGCAAAACCGCAGGACGGCAGCACTGTAAAAGGCTACCGCACATTAACCGCTGGCGACATTGAGCGAATGAACCGCCTTAAAGGCGTCAGCCGCCACTTCTGTAGTTTGCTTGATACCGATCGAGGTGAATTGTTGGCTGTCCGTAATGGCCCGGCAATGTTAAGCGCTGAGCAGGCTCGGGAGATTGATGAAGCTTTGCGCTGTCTGGCAATCGCTCGCACCAAAATGCAGGAAGCCTGTATGTGGGCATGCCGCGCGGTGGCTCGCCCTGACGCTGATTGCTAACACAACTTGCGAAAAGAAATCCACCGAAAATAAGTCAGTCGATGCTTGATGATTAGCAGATAGTCTGCTAACGCTATCGTGATAGTATTTCAGCGGAGTTTATCTATTAAAAGGAATGCGCGATGTGGACGTACTGATTGACAGTGCTTTCGAGGGATATCTCTTCCTCTTACTGGATATGTGGACAGTTTTAATTGTTGCTTTCGTCGGGTTGGCTCTGTCATTTTATGGCGTGCAAATGCGTAGAACTGCCGTCACCTTCTTTCTGCTTGCTGCGATAATCGGGACTGCTGGTTCGATCTATACTTAAATGTAGGTTGCAGAGAATATGCAGAAAGTCAACCCGCAATCCAACGGTGGCTATTACTGCGGTTACTCGTGTCATATGCCCTGAAACACATAATTTGAACCCAGGTCGCCAATGGCGGCCTTTTTTATTGCCAGAAGTAGGAGAAGAAGCATGTTAACAGTAAAAGTGATGTCGCCTGGTGGCGGCGAAGAAATTCATTGTGGACTGAGCGTTGGTTTCAACCCCAACCAGCAGAGTATTGCCGTATCGGGAATGGACTAGAACGTATTCCTGAAGCAGGGAGAAGTGGCCTACGTGATGAACGCAAACGGCAAGACCATTTCACGTTACGAACACCTGGAACGACAGTAGGCATTACGGAAGCTCTTCAGCGAAGGGCTTCGATAATGCTCCCCACATCGCACAGAGGTACGACATGGTCGAAATCACCGACGCCCAGCAGATTCGTCTCAACCTGCTTTCAACCCTGAACTACGACACAGCAGCAGCAAAAGTCGCCGTAGAATTTGTTCAGGATGATCCGCTTAAGTATCAGCTGTTTATTCAGCAATACAGCCGTGTCACATCAGAGACTGAAGTGGTGGCAAAGACGATGAAAGCTGTGCAGGAAGCAACTGAAGCGCTGCCGCTCTTTGATACCAGCGCTGAAGCAAACAGCTAAGGCATTACAGCAGGCATTCACTGAGTGCCTGTGATAATGCAAATCTCATAAGGACTTAATCATGCCCGCACTAATTCCCCGAGCATGCCGTAAGCGTGGATGCGCAGGCACAACAACCGACCGCTCAGGCTACTGCGAGAAGCATCGTAATGAAGGCTGGCAGCAGCATCAGCAGGGCAAGAGCAGGCATGAGCGAGGCTATGGCAGCCAGTGGGATATTAAGCGAGCCCGCATCCTTAAGCGTGACAATCACCTGTGTCAGAACTGTCTGCGCAACGGTCGTGCGGTAGCAGCTAAGACCGTGGACCATATCAAGGCTAAGGCTCATGGGGGTACCGATGATGATTCGAATCTCGAAAGCCTGTGCTGGCCTTGTCACAGAACGAAAACCGGGCGTGAACGTTTCAAATGATATCAATTCCCATTTGAATCGTGGCAGGGCGGGGGCGGGGTCAAATCCCTGACGGCAAAGGCCCAAAGGACCGCCGCCTAACCTTTTTTCACACCGCCGCAGGTTAGAAAACTTTTTTTTGGGGTCCCCCATCCAATGATTAATAGGAGTTTTCGATTATGCCAGGACCACCGAAAACCCCGACACATCTGGCTTTAGTGAAGGGGAACCCATCCAAGCGCCCGATCAATAAGAACGAGCCAAAACCCCCGTCAGGGGTCCCCCCAATACCGAAACATTTCGATAAACAGGGTAAGTACTGGTTCAAGCGTATTGGTGAGGAACTTGATGCCGTCGGCGTGTTGACCACGCTGGATGCTAAAGCGCTGGAGTTGTTGATCGAAGCCTATGTTGAATACCGGCATCACTGCGACACGCTTGAACGTGAAGGTTACACCTATGCCGTCTACAGCGAAGATGATTCAGATGAAGGAGGGGAGCGGGAAATCAGAATGATAAAACCGCACCCTGCAGCAGTCATGAAGGCTGACGCGTGGAAACGGATCAGAGCGATGCTGAGCGAATTCGGCATGACACCTGCCAGCCGATCAAAGGTTGGTGCAAAAGTCCCGGCAGAAGCCGACCCACTGGAAGAATTTCTTAAAAAGCGCAAATGATGAATGGCAACCGTTGCAGATGGATTTCGCTACGCCGAGCGCGTGGTATCTGGCGATATCGTTGCTGGCGAGCTGGTGCGTCTTGCGTGCCAGCGGTTCTTTCATGATTTAGAACACGGCCCGGCGCGCGGTGTTTATTTTGATGAAGGCCGCGCCCAGCACGTTCTCGATTTCTATAACTTTGTTCCCCACGTGAAGGGGCATTTGACCGGCAAGCCGATCGAGCTGATGGACTGGCACGTTTTTATCCTGATAAATCTTTTTGGGTTTGTCGTCCCGCTGATAGATGAAATTACGTGTGAAGGAGTTCTGGATGACGACGGCGAACCCATGTTTGTACGGCGGTTTCGTACCGCTTATGACGAAGTAGCCCGTAAGAATGCAAAATCAACGCTTTCATCTGGAATCGGCCTTTATATGGCTGGCGCTGATGGTGAGGGCGGCGCTGAGGTTTATTCCGCTGCAACCACCCGGGATCAGGCCCGCATTGTGTTTGATGATGCCAAACGCATGATTAAGCTGGCCCCGAAAACTCTGGGGCGGTTATTTGGCAGCAATAAGCTGAATATTCACCAGGAGCGGACAGGCTCTAAGTTTGAACCTGTAGCCAGTGATGCGAACAACCTCGACGGTCTGAATATTCACTGCGGGATTGTTGATGAGCTCCATGCGCATAAAACCCGAGATGTCTGGGAAGTTCTCGAAACGGCAACCGGCGCCCGACTACAGTCTCTTATCTTCGCGATCACTACTGCGGGATTTAATAAAGAGGGTATTTGTTACGAGCAGCGTGATTATGCCATTAAGTTGCTGAAAAATTTTGACAACCCGGACCCTCTATCACCGAAAGATGATAGCTATTTCGCACTGATTTATACCCTGGATGAGGGTGACGATCCTTTCGACGAGGCAAACTGGCCGAAAGCAAATCCCGGTCTGGGTGTTTGTAAGCGATGGGATGATATGCGTCGCCTGGCTAAAAAGGCGAAAGAGCAGGTGGCAGCGCGGGTCGGATTTTTTACCAAGCATCTCAATATCTGGGTGCAGGGTGAAAAAGCGTGGATGGATATGTCGCGCTGGGAAAAATGCCGCGATACCTGGGATGACTCAACTACGGCCAGCTGGTCAATGTGGCTCGGCGTTGATCTTTCCAACAAAATTGATATTTCAGCCGCGGTTAAAGTATGGCTTGCCCCAAATGGTGATGTTTACGCGCGTTCCCGATTCTGGATACCTGAGGGACGGCTGGAAGCCTGCACAAAACAGCAGGCGGAACTTTACCGTAAATGGAATCAAGCGGGATATCTGGAATTTACTGATGGGGATGTTATTGACCATGCCGTGATTAAAGAGGAAACGATCGAGTGGGCACGCGGTGAATCACTGAATGAATTCGCGTACGACCCCTGGAGTGCCACTCAGTTTGCTTTGTCGGTAGCAGCTGAAGGAATACCGATTGTTGAAGTCCCTCAGACGGTGAAAAACCTGTCAGAAGCGATGAAGGAAGTCGAGGCCAAGATTTACGCCGGGCGTTTTCATCACGACGGTAATCCGGTAATGACCTGGATGATGTCAAACGTCACCGTCAAACCAGACAAAAACGAGAATATTTTCCCCAACAAGGCCACCCCAGAAAACAAAATTGACGGCCCTGTCGCGATGTTTATTGCGATGAGTCGCCTGCTTGTTAACGGTGGTGGTGAAGTTGACTTCCTGTCCACTATCGACCCTGACGAAGACCTTTTACTTCTATGAAAACTTTAATCACTGATGCTATCGGGCTTACCGGGTTCGGTTCGCTTGCTGCTGGCGTGTATCTCCAGTTCGGGCTGGCGATGTCTCTGATGATGTCGGGAACCCTGCTACTCATTTATGCGCTGTTAGCGGCAATGAGGGGGAATAATGCTGCTTGATGCTCTTTTTCGCAGTGAACCACTGGAAAACCCGGCTACGCCGATCACGAGTGAGTCGGCAGAAACAGATAACGTGTTTGCCCAGGACGTATTTGTCAGCCCGCAAACGGCGATGAAGCTGGCTGCGGTGTATGCCTGTATTTACGTTATCTCTTCGAATATCGCTCAGATGCCACTGCATGTTATGCGGAAAACCAATAACAAGGTTGAAGCTGCCCGCGATCACCCTGTGTTTTACCTGGTTCACGATGAGCCGAATATGTGGCAGACCAGCTATAAGTGGCGTGAGCTAAAACAGCGTCATATTTTGGGCTGGGGGAATGGTTACACCTGGGTGAAGCGTTCCCGTCGTGGTGAAGTTTCCGGGCTGGAATGCTGCATGCCCTGGGAAACGACACTGCTTAACACGGGTGGTCGGTATACCTATGGCGTTTACAACGAAGAGGGGGCGTTTGCCGTCAATCCCGACGATATGGTGCATATCCGGGCGCTGGGTAACAACCAGAAAATGGGGCTTAGCCCAATTATGCAGCATGCCGAGACGATAGGAATGGGGATGAGTGGGCAGGCTTATACCAGTTCATTCTTCAACGGTAATGCGCGACCCGCTGGCATTATTTCGGTGAAAAGCCAGCTGAATGAAGAAAGCTGGGGGCGTTTAAAAAGCATGTGGCAAAAAGCTACAGCTGCTTTGCGCAGCCAGGAGAATAAAACAATGCTTCTCCCGGCAGAGCTGGATTACAAAGCGCTCACCGTTTCCCCGGTTGATGCCCAGATCATTGATATGTCGAAGCTGAATCGGTCGATGATTGCCGGGATATTTAATGTACCGGCGCACATGATTAACGATCTCGAAAAAGCCACTTTCTCAAATATTACGCAGCAGGCCATTCAGTTTGTCCGCTACACGATCATGCCGTGGGTAACGAACAGGGAACAGGAACTCAATCGCCGTCTGTTCACCCGTGCTGAACTGGCCGCCGGATATTACGTCAGGTTTAACCTGACAGGCCTGCTACGCGGGACCCCGCAGGAACGTGCTCAGTTCTACCACTTTGCGATCACTGATGGCTGGATGAGCCGCAATGAAGCGCGAGCCTTCGAAGACATGAATCCGGTAGATGGCCTGGATGAAATGCTGGTGAGCGTTAACGCCGCGAACCCCGCAGACGATTTTAAGGCACCTAAAACCGACGAGGAAAAGCCCAATGAATGACCGTGAAACGCGCTGTTACAGCGGGGAGGTCAGAGCCGAGCAACGCACCGATGAACCTACCCGCATTCTGGGCTATGGCTCGGTGTTCAACAGCCGTTCTGAACCCCTGTGGGGATTCCGTGAAATCATCAAGCCCGGAGCATTTGACGATGTGCTGAATGATGATGTTCGCGGGCTGTTTAACCATGACCCCAACTTTATTCTCGGACGGAGCGCTGCCGGGACGCTATCCCTGTCTGTCGATGAGCGCGGCCTGCGTTACGACATTACAGCTCCGGATACGCAAACTATCCGCGATCTGGTGCTGGCGCCGATGATGCGCGGTGACATTAACCAGTCATCTTTTGCCTTCCGGGTATCCCATGACGGTGAAAATTGGTACCAGGACGATGAAGGGATCGTTATTCGTGAAATATCGAAGTTTTCCCGGCTGTTTGATGTCAGTCCGGTGACTTATCCCGCATATCAGGAGGCCGACTCCGGCGTCCGATCGATGAAAGCCTGGCAGGAGGCGCGCGACAGCGGTGCGCTAAAGAACGCCATTAATCAACGAATGGCGCGTGAGCGCCTGCTGACCCTTCTTAACGCGTAAGGAAAAATCATGAAACTGCATGAAATGAAGCAAAAACGTAACATCATCGCCAAAGATATGCGTGCCCTGCATGACAAAATTGGTGATACACCCTGGACCGATGAGCAGCGTACTCAGTGGAACGCTGCAAAATCGGAGCTTGACGCCCTTGATGAGCGTATTGCACGCGAAGAGGAACTGCGCCGCCAGGATCAGGACTATATCCACGAAAACGAGCCGGAACAGCGCCAGCAGCAGAATCGTGATCCAGCAAACCCGGAAGCACAGGCTAACGAACGCCGTGCTGCGGCGTTTAATGCGTTTTTGCGCCGTGGTCTTGGCGAGATGAGCGCTGAAGAACGCCAGGCTTTAAAGGAGCTGCGTGCACAGGGCACGACGCCGGATGAAAAAGGGGGTTACACCGTACCAACCCAGTTCCGCAATAAGATCGTCGAAGCACTGAAAGATTACGGTGGAATTGCCAGTGTGGCGCAAATTCTGAATACCGCCAACGGCCAGGACATTGACTGGGCAACCTCTGACGGTACCACTGAAGAAGGTGAACTGCTGGGCGAAAACACTGAAACCAGTGAAGAAGACGTGTCTTTCGGCGGTGCAACGCTGGGGGCTAAAAAACTGTCCTCTAAAATCATTCGCGTATCCAATGAACTGCTCCAGGACAGCGGCGTAGATATCGAGGCGTTCCTGGCCGCGCGTATCGCCACTCGCATCGGACGTGGTGAAGCGAAGTATCTGGTATTAGGGACCGGCACCGGCACCCCGCTGCAGCCTAAAGGGCTGGCTGCGTCGGTAACTGGCACCAAAAATACCGCAGCAGCGACCACCTTTACCTGGAAAGAGCTGAACGCCCTGAAGCACTCTGTCGACCCGGCATACCGTAACGGTCCAAAGGTGCGCTGGGCCTTTAACGATGCAACGTTGCAGCTGGTGGAGGAAATGGAGGATGGACAGGGCCGCCCGCTCTGGTTACCGAACATTATCGGTGGCGCACCTGCTACTGTTCTGCAGGTGCCGTATGTCGTTGACCAGGCTATTCCTGATATCGCGGCTGGTGCCAAATTTGCCTACTTCGGCGATTTTAACCGCTTTATCGTTCGTCGCGTCACTTACATGACGCTGAAACGGCTGGTTGAGCGTTACGCAGAGTACGATCAGACTGGCTTCCTGGCCTTCCACCGCTTCGACTGCGTACTGGAAGATACCGGCGCGATTAAGGCGCTGGTGGGTAAACCGGCATCTGGCGGCTAAGGCAATAATCAGCTTCAACCTCCACCGCTCCGGCGGTTTTTTTATGCCCGCAGTTCGCTGCGGGCCAGGGAAAATACATGAGCACAACGATTGAGATGTTGCGGGCGCAGTGTCGGATCGATATTGACGATGCAACCGAAGATGAACTGCTGACGCTGTATTTCACAGCTGCTCGGCGTCGCGCAGAGAACTTCATTAATCGGAAACTGCATGAAGACTCTGTGCCTGATACCGATCCAGACGGGTTAAAAATTGCTGACGATATCCTCCTGGCGCTGATGCTTCTTGTTGGGCATTGGTTCAACAGCAGGGAAGAAGCTTCCGATGTAAATAAAATGAGCATCCCCTTCGGCTTCACTTCGTTGCTTGAACCCTACCGATATATCCCACTTTGAGGTGATTTATGGCCTGTGAAGGGTGTCTCCGTCGGCGTGAATGGTTAAAAAAGTGGACGAAAATAGCCTATGAACGAGCAACTGGTAAACGCGCTGATAGCAGCGCTGAGCGAACAAACCGCAGCACAGAGAGAGCAGACGGAAGCGATAAACCGCCTGGCTGAATCAAACGTGGCCCTGTGCGATGTCATTATCCAGTCCCTGGCTGGTGAACTGGATGAGGCACCGGAGCAGCAAACCTATCTGAGCGGTAAACCCAGGGGGTAACATGCAGGCCGGGAAATTGCGTCACAGGGTTACCCTGCAGGAGCCGGTAAAAGAGCAGAACCCGACAACGGGAGCCGTAATTAATACCTGGCGAGATGTCGCAAACATCTGGGCCGAAGTATCCCCCTTGTCAGCGCGGGAGTTTATAGCGGCACAGGCATCACAGGGTGAGATAACAACGCGCATAACGATTCGTTACCGGGCGGGCGTCACCAGAAAGCACAGGATTCTGTATCGCGGTGGTCTTTACAACATTGAAGGCGTTATACCAGACCCGCGCAGCGGCAGGGAATATCTGACGCTGCCCTGCTCAGAAGGGGTGAACGATGGCTGATGGTGTAGAGGTTAACCTTACCGGGCTTGAGTCGGTGCTGGGCAAGATGGATGCCGTCTCACAGGTGACCCGCAATAAAACCGGACGTGCAGCGCTGCGTAAAGCAGCAAACGTCATCCGGGACAGGGCCCGCAATAATGCCGCTCGTGTCGATGACTTTCTTACTAAAGAAGCCATCTATAAAAATATTGTCGTGAGTTTCAGCAGCAAAGCCTTTCGCAGAACGGGCGACCCAACCTTTCGTGTAGGGGTAATGGGCGGTGCAAGGCAATATGCCAATACAAAGGCCAATGTGAGAAAAGGTAGGGCGGGAAAAAGTTATAATACAGCCGGAGATAAAGGCAATCCCGGTGGTGATACCTGGTACTGGCGATTTCTGGAATTCGGGACCGAGCATATGGCTGCGAAGCCAATACTACGCCCGGCAATGAATGGCGTGGATACTGACGTAATTAATATTTTCGCTGTGGAACTGGAAAAGGCTATCGATCGTGCCGTCCGTAGCGCAGCCAAAAAAGGAACGTCCGTATGATAGCTCCAATATTCTCTGTCTGCGCGGCAAGCCAGGCTGTAAAGGATTTATTGGGTACCAACCCCGTCAGGCTCTATCCCTTCGGGATACAGGATGACAATATCGTTTACCCCTACGCGGTCTGGCAAAACATTGGCGGCTCTCCTGAAAATTACCTGAACCAGCGGCCAGATGCTGATCACTACTCTCTTCAGGTTGATGTTTACGGTGATACCGATGCAGATGTAATTGCCGTGGCCCGCGCATTGCGTGATGCAATTGAGGGGAAAGCCTATATCAGCCGGTGGGGAGAGCAAAGCCGTAATGATTCCACGATGAAATACCGCTATTCCTTCGACGTTGACTGGATAACGACCAGGCAACCAACAACCACAAACTGACCCGCTACAAGCGGGTTTTTCTATTTATGGAGACTAAAAAATGTCTGTATTAACGCAAGGCACGCAGCTCTTTGTGCTGAAATCTGGCGTGGTCAGCGAGGTTGAATGTATCACCAGCTTCAACCCTGGCGGCAACCCGGCCGATCAGATTGAAGATACCTGTCTGAGTGAGCGGGACTCCAGAACCTATAAAAAAGGACTGAAAACGCCAGCTTCAGCAACTGTCGGGCTGAATGCCGACCCGAAAAACGCCAGCCACATTATGCTTCATGGGCTTTCTGAAACTGATGATCAGACACCGCTAACCTTTGCTATCGGCTGGTCAGATGGTACCAGCGCCCCTACCGTTGCAGCTTCCGGCGATGAAGATGCTGTTGATGGTCTGGTGCTTCCGTCTGATCGCACCTGGTTTATCTTTCAGGGCTACGTTTCCGATTTCCCGTTTGATTTTCAGGCAAATGCCGTGGTTACCACCTCCGCAACTATCCAGCGCTCCGGATCGGCGGTCTGGGTACCTAAAGCAGCAGCGTAATGATTTGCCCGGTCTGCCGGGCTTCTTGATTCAGGAGAAGAAATGAAACTTACTCTCGACACATTAAAAGAGTCCGGGGCATTCACTGGCCGCCCGGTAGAGAAAGAAATAAAATGGAAAAGCCGTGACGGGAAAGAGCATATCGCAACCGTCTATGTGCGCCCGATGGGCTACCACACCACTAAAGCTGAACTACTGGCGTATAACGGCAAATCAGATCCGGTGGCTGGCCGTATTGCCGCGCATATTTGTGATGAGGAAGGCAAGCAAATCTTTACTGAGGCAGACATTCTCGGAACTGCATCCGAAGACCGTGGCGCGCTCGATGGGCCAATTGTTATTGCCTTACTGGCCGTGATTCAGGAGGTCAACGATCTGGGAAAGACTACGAACTCACAGGAGAAGACGAATTCTGGTGTGAGTTAGTTATGAACGGCATCGGCGGGCGAACTATTGCGGAGGCTCAGGAGCGAATGAGCCTTCGTGAGTTTCAGGTATGGGTAAAGTACCGCAATAAGTATGGTCCGCTTAACATTATGATGCGTACCGAGTGGGGGGCTTCACTGGTGGCCTCCGTGCTGGCGAACATCAATAAGTCAAAGAATTCGCCGCCGTTCAAGATTAGCGACTTTGCACCACACATCAATGAGGTCTCTGTATCGCTTGAAGATGCCATGAAAAATTGGCATTGATAACTTTTAAATGTAGTTCTTGAGCACTATCATCAGCAGACCAATTACTACTGGGATAGGGATATGAAAAAAATAGTGTTTTTAATCGCAACATTGCTTTTAACAGCGTGCGCTGCTACTCCACCAAGCCAGGTGCAATTAAATTCTGCCGATTATGGTGTGCTTCCGGATAACTACCAGCAGAGGATTAAGGATTGGTGGGGAGGTATGCTGAAAGATCCTTATTCAGCCCAATATACATTTGGAAAACCAGAAAAAGCATGGTTTAAAGATGGTATTCTTGCTGAATCAGGGGGAGCTATGAGATATGGTTGGCTGGTGCCTATAACGATTAATGCTAAGAACTCTTTTGGCGGCTACACCGGTGCTGAGTCTCATACTATATTTTATTCTCACGGTAAAATAGTTTCTGCGGATGCTCAAGTAAATGCCGGATACACCGGAAGAATAAAGTAATATTTAAATTACACCTAAAACCCCGCTCTGACGGGGTTTTTTTATGTCCGGAGAATACTTAATGGCAGGCAAATCCCTCGGTACTTTAACAATTGACCTGATAGCAAAAGTTGGCGGATTTGTTCAGGGGATGGATAAAGCTGAAAGGTCATCCCAAAAATGGCGAGATCAGGTAAAAAAAGATGCTAAAGAAGTAGGTGCATCTATAGCCGCCATTGGAGTCGCTGCCGCTACTGCTGCTGTGGGGATAGGTGTTGCTGGACTGTCCATTGTAAAAAATACCGCTCAGCAGGTTACTGAGGCAGATCGTTGGGCTAAATCGTTAAAAATGTCTACACAGGATTTATTATCCTGGCAATATGCTGCTGAACAGGCAGGACTAACTGGCGATAACATTGCTGATATTTTTAAAGATATTAATGATAAAGTCGGCGATGCCGTATTGAATAAATCCGGCGAAGCTGCACAAGCCTTAGATACACTGGGTCTTTCGGCAGAAAAGTTATCGAAACAATCTCCAGATAAGCAACTGATGGCAATCAGTGCTGCCCTGCAAAAAATACCATCACAGGCAGGGAAAACAAATATCCTTGAAAGTCTTGGAAACGACCTGTCAAAGATGCTTCCGTTGTTCGACAACAACAATGAAAAGCTAAAGCAGTTTATCCAGCTTTCAAAAGATTTTGGCGTTGCGCCGCCCCAGGAAGATATTGATAATCTAGTAAAGGTTAATCAGTTTTTCCAGGATATTGAGACCAGTGCGCGTGGCTTGAAAATGGAAATCGCTTCTGGCCTGGCAAAAGTCGATCTCTCACCGTTGCAGGCTGGTCTTGATGATATTCGTGATGTATTTACCGACCCTGCAGTTCTTCAGGGAATTTCTGACCTTGTAGGTGAGGCGATCAGCCTCGCTGGTGTGGTTGGAAGAATTGCTGGTGGTTTGGGTGCCATTGCATCCTACACCCGATCTCGCGTTGGTGCCGTATCAGGGAATTACGATGCTTCTGATATGAACGACGTAGAACAGCGTATTGAATTTCTGAACAAGAGGGGCAACCAGAGCAAGGAACAAAAAGAAGAGTTAGATTTTTTAAATAAGCGTCGACAATTCCTACAAGCTATCAAAGGATCGATACTCACACCAGAAGAATCGCAAAGGGCCGCGAAGGGTATGCAGTCCCTGCTTTCTGGGATGGGCATAGATCCTGTTATTGTTGATAACAACAATCTCGGTAAGGGAGAATCGAATCAGAAGCAAACTGTCAAGAAAAATCCAGTTGATAACGCATTCCAAAGTAGATTGTTAGATCTACAGAAACAAGCTGCACTTATTGAAACTACTGGAAAGAAAACAGCCGAAGTTACCGAGCTTGAAAAAATTAATTTTGATATCACTAGCGGCAATCTTAAGAAATTGTCAGAGGCTCAAAAAGAACAGCTCCGCACTGCTGCCAAAACTTTAGACTCTAAAAAGGAAGAGCTTAGACTTAATCAGGAAAATGCAAAGATTGCAGAATATGTTTCTGGGTTAGAGAAACAAAATAAGTTAATACGTAAGGGGTTTGATAACCAAATTGTTGGCCGTTATTCTGGTAGCCGTGAACGTTCACGGATGCAGGAAAATAATGAAATTCGAGTAGACTTTGAATCTCGGCAAGAAGATTTATTAAACCAGCTTCAGTCAGGTGATATTGATAAGAGCCTATACGATAAAAAAAAGGAAGCATTACAGAGTTCTCTAGATGAAAGACTAAAAATTCAAGAAGAACATTATAAAAGTGTAGATCAATTACAAAAAGATGGTGTGGCTGGTTTCGTTTCTGGTATCTCAGACCAAGCTGCTGCGTATTCTGATTTATATACTAATATGTCGCAGGTGGGTGCAGAAACTTTTAGCAACCTAACGAATATGGTAATCACCTGGGCCGAAACAGGGAAACTTAATGCTGAAGAGTTTGCTGCTACTTTCATTCAGTCTGTAGGTGCTGCATTACTGCAATATGCTGCAGCGCAAGTAGCTATGGCTGCACTGAGCGCATTTACTGCTTGGATCGGCGTGCCTTATGTAGGGCCAACAGTGGCATCAACCCAAGCAATAGCGGCGGCAGCGGCCGCAGGTGTTTTTATGACGGCTATTGGCTCTGCTCTTCAGGGACAAGCTCACGACGGTATTGACTCTGTACCTGAAACCGGAACTTGGCTTCTTCAAAAAGGCGAGCGAGTTACTACTGCTAAAACCAGCGCAAAGCTGGATGCCACTCTGGATAGGGTCGCGACTCAGTCAACCGGTGGAGCTATCTATGCTCCAAGTCTTAGTTTTAATGTCAATGGTGATCCCTCGGATGTGCAAATTGCCATGATGAAGAAAGCTGCTTCGGATGGTGCTCAGATGGGATATCAAAGAGCAGTTCAGTCTGTAGCCAGCGGGCAAGGTGATTTGCATAAGGCTCTGATGGGCAAAACAAATGCGGGCAGGAAATTACGCTGATGGCAATCTCAACCGACATTAACTACCCGGCGGAATATCTTCCGTGTCCATTAAAAGAAAACTTTGGCCTTAAACCAACATCACCACTGAAAAGTAGCACGATGGTTACCGGCCGCCGAAGACAGCGGCGGGCTTATACGTCTGTTCCTTCTCAGACATCAGTCGCCTGGATATTTACTGATGGTCAGGCTCAACTTTTTGAAGCCTGGGTAAGGGATATCACCATGGATGGAGCGAACTGGTTCAATATGCCGTTATTAACGCCCCTGGGTCAGCAGGATTATGTTTGTCGATTTACTGATGATTTCTACGAGGGACCTACTCCCGAAGGGGGGAAATACTGGCGGTATACTGCGACACTTGAGCTTTGGGAAAGGCCAATTCTTCCTCCTGGTTGGGCAGAGTTCCCTGATTTTATAGTGAACAGCGACATTCTTGATCTGGCAGTTAACAGGGAGTGGCCTGAAGCATGACGATACTCAATCGCCTCTATGCCAGCAGCGGCCCGGAGGTCATCATTGAAACGCTGCAGATTAATATCGGTGATGAGGTTCATTACCTGTGCAAAGGCTATGAAGACATTACAGCCACCACCGAGAATGGCGATACCGTAACGTTTATTGCCTGTGCGATGGATATTGCATTACCAGCCCGTAACGCTGATGGCACACAGGATTTGAAGTTTGCCCTTTGCAATATTGATGGGGTTGTTTCGACTGCTATTCGTAACGCTATCAATGACCGTAACCCGGCATCGCTGACGTATCGTAGTTTTATCTCAACGGATTTAACGGCACCGGCTGCTGTGCCCTATACCCTGGCGATTAAGTCCGGATACTGGACGGCTACCGAGGTGCAGATTACCGCTGGTTACATGAATGTTCTGGATACAGCCTGGCCGCGATATCGCTACACGCTCCCATCATTCCCCGGTCTGCGTTACATCAGCTAAGGAATCCCAATGTTTAACCCTGACAAATACCTTTCAGTCACCTGGCTGAAGGGCGGTCGCACGTACCCAGAACTTGACTGCTTCGGCATTGTGAACGAAATCCGGGCGGACCTTGGACTGCCTCTCTGGCCTGAGTTCGCCGGGGTGACCAAAGACGGCGGCGGGCTCGATCGAGAAGCGCGCCGGATGATGCTTTCTCTGAAACGTTGCGACCCCTGCGAAGGTGCCGGGGTGGCCTGTTATTCCGGCTCAACCGTCACCCATGTCGGTATTGTCGTCAGTATCGGTGGCTTGCTGCACGTGGCGGAATGCAATCCGGGGACAAACGTCACCTTTCTGCCGTTGCCGCGGTTTAAGCGGCGCTTTGTCAAAGTGGAGTTCTGGCAATGACCATTCGTTTTTATCCGTCGCGGCTGCCCGGCGAACCACTCGAAACGCATGAGCATGGCGTTACCAGTATTCGCAACTGGCTGGTTACCAATGTTGAAGAGTATGAAGATAGGGAAGTGTCCCCGCTGGCCATTGAGCTTGATGGCCAGCTCGTACCTCCTGGTGAATGGGCGTTTCGCATCATCCGGCCAGAAAGTGATGTCCGCATATATCCAGTGCCATTTGCTACCGGCTTCGCCATAGCCAGCCTCGTTATTGCAGTAGCGGCTGCAGCCTACTCCATATACATGATGAACAATATGGACAGCGGTGGCTACACGTCATCCACAGGGCGCAGCCTCGACCTGAACCCCGCGAAAGCAAACAGTGCGAAACTGGGCGATGCGATTCGTGAAGTTTTTGGCCGCCGCCGCATTTACCCGGATTATGTTGTTCAGCCTGTCACCCGTTATGATCCCGCGGACCCGACCATCATGCATGTTCATATGCTTGTCTGTCTGGGGGCGGGTCATTTTGATTACTCAGAGGGTGATATCAGAGTCGGGGATACACCAAAAACGTCTTTGCCGGGGTTCAGTCATACAAACTATCCACCCGGAGCCGATGTTTCCGGCGATGAGCGTAGCGAAAATTGGTTCAATTCGACTGAGGTTGGGGGAACATCCTCTGGCTCCGGGCTTGATATGGCGCAGACCTCACCAGATTCAGACGACATTATCGCGGACAGCATGACGGTATCCGGCGCGAACGTAACGTTCACTGGACTTGATACGGATGACGACGATGATGAAGATGAGGACGATAACGCGCTGCCTGAAAGTTGGGTCGAAGGCACTATTGTGGAGATTAAAGCCCCCACCAACTTCCTTATCTCCACCTCGTCAGGTTACAGCGTATTTGCAAGCAAGCTCCTGACTGAAATCGCGCCGGTAGTAGGGATGCCGGTGACGTTGAGTTTTAACAGTGTTGATTACGATCTCTTTATTGCAGCTTATACGCCGGGGCAGGATGCCGTTCCGGGAGAGGGGGGCAGTGCAGCTAAAATTCAGGCCAGCGCAGCGCCGACGACTTACGATTACTCGCTGGGCAGTACAACCTTTACGGTGACCTGGCTCGGAACGACTTATACCGTCTCTCTGGTTGCCGATTATGTCAACATGTCCGGCCTTCTGGCTGCAATTACTGAAGGGCTGACCGGGTCCGGCCTGGTGGCGCAGGATAATGGCGGAACGGTACTGATCACAGAAGAGGCAAGCCCGTTTGCGGGCGGAGAAATCACCTCATCCTCGCTCCCGGTAGCGGTCTTTGGCGATGCGCCTGTTTATACCGCTGGCAGTGAATCAACCGGCGGAAGTGCAGCTATCACTGCAAACGTCACATTAGCGTATAACAGCGCGACGGGTACGCCTTTTTCGGGGATGCCGGAAGGTACCCAGCGTCTTTCTCTCTCTCATCGGGGTAATGAGTACCAGATAATTTCAACTGATGGCACAACGGCTACCGTTGCGCGTCTGGTTAATGGTGCGGTTGATGCCTCCTGGCCAGGTTTTTCAGCGCGTACGATGATTGATTATGAATCCACCGGGCTGAATGACAGTGATACCTGGATGGGCCCCTTCCTGGCAAGCCCTGATAATGAAACTGTTGATATGTTTGAGGCGAATTTTTCATTCCCCAGCGGAATCTGCGGCTTCGATAACAAGGGCAAGAAACGCATCCGACATGTTGAGTGGGAAATCCAGTATCGGGTTTATGGTTCAGGTGCAGGCTGGATCAGTAAAACAGGTGAGTATGCGTTAAAGAACGTAAACGGCCTCGGGTTCACAGAGCGGATTGTGCTGGACTCACCGGGTCTTGTCGAGGTGCGTTGCCGCCGTCGGAATGAGCAGGGAAGTAATAACGCGCGCGACAACATGTACTGGCAGGCTCTTCGCGGGCGTCTGCTGACACGCCCTTCATCCTACCCCGGAGTGACTCTTATGGGCGTGACTGTGGAGACCGGCGGGAAACTTGCTGCACAGTCGGATCGCCGGGTTAACGTTGTGGCCACGCGTGTATATGACTCAGGCGCTGCGAGGTCAATTTCGGGCGCATTAATGCATGTGGGCAATTCTCTCGGCCTTCAGATGGATACGGAAGCCATCGGCGTGCTGGAATCGACATACTGGACGCCTGATGGTGAGTATTTCGACTTTGCTACCGGAGACAGTATTTCGGCGCTGGAAATGCTGCAGAAGATTACCAACGCAGGGAAATCCTATTTTTTGCTGAGTGACGGACTGGCGTCCGTCGGGCGGGAGGGGGTCAAGCCCTGGACAGGAATAATCACTCCACAGGAGATGACTGAGGATCTGCAGACCGGCTTCACCGCGCCGTCAGATGATGATTATGATGGCGTCGATGTGACCTATATTAACGGGACCACCTGGGCAGAAGAGACGGTCCAGTGTCGCACCAGTGATAACCCCACGCCGGTTAAAATTGAGGATTATCAGCTTGATGGTGTACTTAGCCGGGATCGCGCGTATCAGATTGGTATGCGTCGCCTGATGAAGTACCTGCAGCAACGGGAGACCTATCAGACGACAACTGAGCTGGACGCGCTGTGCTACAACGTTGGCGATCGCATTGTTCTGACAGATGATATACCGGATTCAGCGACGACAATCAGTTGTCTCGTTGAATCCTTATCAACTGTCAATGGCGTGACGACGATGACGGTATCCGAGCCCCTGAACTGGACGTATCCGAATCCCAGAGCATTAATCCGCTATCAGGATGGTTCGGCCTCAGCGTTGATGGTCGCGACGAAGGTGGGAGACTATCAGCTGTCAGTGCCTTATCTCAGTAAGTTCGACAAGATAGATTTTTCGACGGCATCCATTGAACCGGTCAGGCTGGTTTTTTGCGATTCTTCCCGCGTGGGTTACAACGCGATAGTGTCGGAAATAGCTCCGCAATCTGATGGGACGTGTCAGGTTACCGCCAAAGAGTACCGCGCGTCATTCTACGACTACGACAACGCCAGCTACCCCGGCGACGTTGCATAAAACTGAAACATCTCTCAACAACCCGCTTCGGCGGGTTTTTTGTTATAGGGCGACTATGAGCACATATAAAACCGGCAACCCGTTGGGTTCGGCGGCTGTAAAGGATTTATTTGATAACGCCGAGAACCTCGACTTTGCACTTAACAGCCTGACCGCCTTAATCTGGACCGATCGTCTGGGCAAAACGCGTCGCTCGTTCTTCGGAATGGAGTCGGCATTTGTCACGCAGCTCACCAGCCAGGAAAGTCGGTTCAATACCTTCATCCAAAGCTCGGGCTATCAGATTATCGGTGATTACACTGCTGGCCCGTTGACGCTCACCGAGTATAACCAGCTCATTCGCTATAACAATGAGTTGTATAAACTCACCGCAGCGACAGATATCCCGTTTACCACGGCTGGTAATACTGACGAAACATGGACCGATACTGATGCTGCGCATTTTGTATCTGTCGGTGATGCAGCGCTTCGCCAAAACCTGGGTTCAGGCGACGGCTTTAAACTACTAGGCCAGGTTCGTAGCGCAGCAGCTCTGGCAGCGCTGGCCGGTGAAGACGGCGACCGCGTTTTATTGCTCGGCTACCATGATGGCTGGGCCGCGTCCAGCAGCGAGCTTTCAGGCGGCGGTGAGTTCCATTACGTCAGTTCTCTGGCGGACGTAAACAACGGCGTAACTGTTTTTAACGGATGGTGCCGTAAATTTACGGATACCGTTATCACTACCTACGATGCCGGGCTGGGCGACAATGACGGTGTTGATGCGCGGGAACGTCTGACGACGCTGTTTAAAGTGGTGCCTGATGGGTTTACGGTTAAAATTCGTGGCTATCACCTGACATCAGGCCCGGTGAAGTGTGAAGGCAAGACTGGACTAACCATTGATGGCATGGGCGGCGTAATTTCAGCAAAAGAGCTTCGCGACGTTTACACTGTTTATGACGTTGCTGAAACAGACCCCAGAGTGGCAATGACCGGAGTTCTGTCGTGCCTTGATTGTCCTGGTATTAAAATATTCGGCCTTGAGATTCAGGGGGCGATGAAGCTCTCCACTACTAATGATGATGGTACTCATAAAGGTGAGGAATATGCTCTCCTTATCCGCGCATGTGATGGTGGTGAGATTTATGGCACGCAACTTCATAACGTATTCGGGTATGGGTGTCGGGGGCTATATCAGAGCAACGTTAAGTTCCATCACAACTACGTTCATCACTGTTTGCGTGAGTCCGGTGTTAACCTGGTGACGGGCGGGAGTCACGGTTACATTTATTGCAACCGGTTTGAATATATCGGGCTATATGGCGTCGAGGTGGAAGGGCAGCCGTACTATTCCGGCATGACGAAAGTAAAGGTATGGGGTAATTTCATTAGTTACACTTTCCGTGGAATTTGTGTTGTAGACCAGTGCCTTGAGTCTGAGATTAACGACAATACGGTTTCATTTTCCCACACAGCCTTATCAGCATATCGGACGTCAGATTACGCTGTAAGAAGCACGGCGTTTAAAGCAAACACTGTACTCAGTTGTGCGAGGGGTATGTTTGCGAATGGTGCCCGTAATGCGACATTCTCTGATAACGATATCGACCTGATTGATGTGCCGGAATATTTATACACGTCACCCTACAATAATATTTTTGAAATAGACCAGACCAACAGAGGTGTATTTTGGTCTCCCTACCTTGCTGAGTTTCAGCATCTTATTGGCGATAGCATCAAGTTTGATGATGTCGTATATTCAGTTAGCGCAGTTGAATGGGACAGCACAAAAACGGGATACCCGAAGGATAATGCATCGCATCCTGATGGAATGTGGAAAGTCACGCTGACCAGCGCATTACCAGAAGAGCTTGACGACACAGTATCTCTTGCCATGACACAGAATTTCGGCAACACGATTGGTTATCAGTCTGCTGGAAATATTCATGGAGTAACGGTTAGCAATAATAAGATAAAAAATGGTTATTACGCCCTGTATTGTGCGTCCAACCTTATAGCAGGAGAGTCCGGCCTCCAGGAGACAGTGACAGATAACACAATAAATGGTTCAACGATTTGGCTAACAGTGAGTGGCTCAGGATTCAGACTCATCGACCGCAATGAACCAAATGCCAACGCGACTGTTACCGCCAGTCTCTGGACGACTGCAGGTTTTAAAGACGTAAGAATGCGCAACACTATGGGGATCAGCCTCCCCGCGAGAACGGTAAATACCTCGCTACTGAAACCACGCCTGTATTCGCAGATATCGCGTCGTGCGGTTGGGGTAAGAATCACGCTGCTTAATACAAGCCCCACTAATCAGTGGACGGGCACAGGTACCCTGCAGGTTACGTTGAATGACCAGGTTGTTGTCGGTTCGGGTAACTTCACGCAGGGCAGTGAGGACCCTATCCAGTTGTTCACACAGATGGAGGTTAGGGAGGGAAGCAATACGATTCAGGTGAATACCAGCAATAACGATTTGCTGTATGCGGCCTGCCAGATTGAATTACTGATACCGTAAGGGGTAATCATGCCAGTGACAAAAACCATTTCAGCAAAAACACGCTCATTTTATCCAGAAGTAGGCATAGCTGTTGATTCTGAAGAACAGAATATTGAGGTGACCTACACCGTAATTTCAGTGACGATTAACGCGGACCTCTCTGCCACTGCCAGAGTGAGAACGCAGATTACTGGCTATGACGACACCAGTGAAATCTCGGTCCAGTTTACCTATTCAGGTAGCGGCAACCCGATTACTGAAGCTGAGGCGGCTATCAGTTAACTACTGTCATGAGAATTGATAGCCGAAACCTCTCTTGATCTTCCCACTCATTAAAACTACTGTATGCATAAACAGTATCTATGGGAGGGGAGATCATGCTTCGACAATCAGACATCAACCAGGCATTTCGGGAGGCAATTCTTCGTAACTCGAAAGGCTATCAGTATCTACACACACGAGACTTCATCTCTTCTTTGATGCTGCGTGGAATTCATTTCTCAGAGTCAGAAGCTAACCGGTGGATTGAGCGCTATCAATCGTGTTTCGCCGATCAGACGCCGGAGCACACTGAGAACAGGCTGTGGATTCTCCGCAACATGGGGAGGGTGATGTAATGACTGCCAGCTATTTTCCTTCACCCGCTGCTGATTACATAGAGCAGAGGCTTACTGTCACGGCTGCGTGCAACATCAGCGCTAACTCTCAGGTTATAGAGACAGACCGCGGCTATGTCGTTCTCGATTTATCGCTGAAGGTGACGCAAGGAAGCGTCCTTCTTATCCGCCTGGCTGGCGAACTGCAGTTTGCAAAATTGATGGGCAGCTCTTTTATCACAGCCGAAGGCGAGAGCATCGAAGGTGAGGCGCTGGAAGACGTTGAAGTACTCGGAGTCGCAACCCATGCGATTAACGACTTGAGACAGGATACAAGTCCTGTTTGATAAAAAAATCCCCGGAGCAGGCACACTCAGGGGAAAAAACTTCATTACATTATTGCTGCGTGCGTCTCCGCGCGGAGTATATCTTCTGAGAAAACTCCTGATGTTTCCAGATAATTCTGGTCTGAACAGTTAAGTTAAAGTTCCGGTTGCATGGGTATGTTTTTACTTAAGGGGGCCTGGAGCTGTTGAAGTGCTCGGAGTTGCTATGCACACGATCAACAGCTTGAGGCTGGATACTACCCCTGTTTGAAGGGGAGTGTGATTAACCGCACGTTAACTACTGTTGCCTGAAATTCACATCTGAGATAATAACCTCACGAATAATAGAGCAAAGCGCGTTTAAATATGAGCAGTAAGAAAACGTTAACGTTCATGCAATTTTTGATAATAAATAGTCAACTCGCCGGCATCTCAGATACTTGGGCTGATTTGTGGGTATTGATTTTCCATACGAGCCTTGGTGCGGGCAGGCTGCTGTCTCTTCGTTACGATGACATAGATGGCAATTCGATACTGATACGAGAGAGGGGGAGACTGAAAGCACTGCGCGTTGAAATTCCACCTACGGTGATGGCGATGATAGCGCGGCGACGGGAAAGGCATCCAGAGGATATTTTTGTGTTCCAGAGCCATTCAAATCGTGTGAAGAACGAATGCCGGCCAGTAACACTCATTGCTTTCAATACCGCTTTAAACCGGGCTGCAAAATCCTTATCGGGAGTCACCGTGAGCAGTGGTAGCGCAAGAAACGTATCTCATTAATCGCCCATAAGCACCTGCTGGCAAAGTAGTCAACTTGCAACCCCTTAGTGGGTTATTTGTAAGCTATGAGAATGGTTATTGCCTCAGACCCTTAGGGGGTAAAATTGGGGCAAATTTTGGGGCAGAATAACGTTTGGGGCACGATTTGGGGCAATCAAATGTCCGCATTTGTCCGTATTTGACCAAAAGTCAACAGCGCTATCTCGTTGAAAATATTGCAGATCATTGAATTTGCTAAACTAATTTTTTGCATGCCATAATAAAGTTAATATTTAGGCAACCGCGATCAAAAAAATTGCGCTGTTTGCAGCACCGGGCGAGGTTATTGCGTAAACTTTAAAAACTTTACCAACTCGCTGTTTCTTTAAGGTCATTTGTACGCTTTACTCACCGGCTGCTGCGGCGCGGAACGAGTGTGGCGGCATATTTTTGTTTGGAAAGGATACTTGGGTGGCTCTTATGACGCATGATGCTTTTTCCCTTCGCGGCCTCGCGGCAGGCTGCGCACTTTTACTTCTCGTTGCGCCTGCGGTGCAGGCTGCGGAACAACTCCCCGATGCGCCATCCATTGACGCGCGAGCCTGGATCCTGATGGACTATGCCAGCGGCAAAGTGCTCAGCGAAGGCAATGCCGACGAAAAACTCGACCCGGCGAGCCTGACCAAAATCATGACCAGCTACGTTGTCGGCCAGGCGTTAAAGGCGGGTAAGATTAAGTCTACAGATATGGTGACCATCGGACGCGATGCGTGGGCCACCGGTAACCCGGCGCTGCGCGGCTCTTCGGTGATGTTCCTCAAGCCGGGGATGCAGGTGTCGGTAGAAGATCTTAACAAGGGCGTCATCATTCAGTCCGGCAACGACGCCAGCATCGCGATAGCCGACTACGTGGCGGGCAGCCAGGACGCGTTTGTCAGCCTGATGAACGGCTATGCGCAGAAAATGGGCCTGACCAATACCACCTTTATGACCGTGCACGGTCTGGACGCGCCGGGTCAGTTCAGTACCGCCCGCGATATGGCGCTGCTCACCAAAGCGATGATCCATGACGTGCCGGAAGAGTATGCGATCCATAAAGAAAAAGAGTTCACCTTCAACAAAATCCGCCAGCCGAACCGCAACCGCCTGCTGTGGAGCACGAACCTCAACGCTGACGGGGTGAAAACCGGGACCACCGCCGGGGCGGGCTACAATCTGGTTTCTTCCGCGACGCAAAACGATATGCGCCTGATTGCCGTCGTGCTCGGCACCAAAACTGACCGTATCCGTTTTAACGAATCAGAAAAACTGCTGACCTGGGGATTCCGCTTCTATGAAACCGTGACGCCGATTAAACCCGATGCCACCTTCATTACCCAGCGCGTCTGGTTTGGCGATAGCAGTGAAGCGAAGCTGGGGGCGGGCGAGGCGGGTTCCATCACGCTGCCGAAAGGCCAGCTGAAAAACCTCAAGGCCAGCTACACCCTGAACGAGACGCAGCTGACCGCGCCGCTGACCAAAGGGCAGGTTGTCGGCACCATCGACTTTAAACTGAATGATAAAACCATTGAGCAGCGGCCGCTGATTGTGATGGAAGCGGTAAACGAAGGCGGTTTCTTTAGCCGGATGATCGATTTCGTGCTGATGAAACTGCACGGCTGGTTCGGCGGTTGGTTCTCTTAA